GTCAAAATTGGTGTATACAGTAAACACTGGATAGCAGTGTTGAAATAGCAGGTATTCCCGAGATTTACGAGACCCCTCATATCTATATAGGGTTCCTAAACTTTAGTATAAAAGCTAGGATCCCTAATTGATTAAGATGGAGTCGCTATTTGCTACGTTTGCACCCGTTATTCGGTCGCATAGCACCATGCCTCATGTCGAACTCGAGTTTCGGTTCGGAAAGATGAACCGGGGTCGCTTCGACACGAATGTTGGTAAGGAGTCTTATGAGCGCACACTCAAGAATCTGGCCAAGTACACTGGGTGGGAGAAGACATCCAAGTCGGAGGATACCATCTATTACGGCTTGAATAACCGCCGAGCTGTGTGCAATCCTGAAACGGGTGACGTCAAGCGCGTTATCAAGAATCGGGTCCGGGTGGTGGATCACGCTCAGGAGGGCCAGCCTTTCGATGTTCGGCTCGGCATCTCTACTGAGGTTCCTTATGAGCCCGCTGAGGAGGAGGAGGTGTTCGAGGAGACGAAGAGCCGAGTTCGGCACTCGTTTACTCGCAAGAATCTCGTCATAGACGTTTCGGCGATTCAGGGTTCACCTGACGATCCCGACTGTGACGAAGATATGTCGTACCAGATTGAGCTCGAGATTATCGATCCCAAGAACATTGGAGATGATCAGACGCTGTACAATTTGATGCACAAGGTGTTTGATGTAATGAAAATCACATAGTTTCCACATTTGTCTTTGCACCCCGGGGACCAAAGGTGCCGTAATTTCTTCCAGTGACATTACGATACTTGGCTGCGAGAGTGTTTCTGTAGGCTGTGACTTGTGCAGCTGTTGGGTATCTTCCAGTCTTTTTCGTCTTGGAAAACATAACCACATTCTTCATAAATTGTGCGCGACTCGTCTCGGGTATGTTGTTTGTCCGGATAGACTTTGTCAGGGCATGGTTCTTCTTGTATTGCATGATGAATGCCGCACGCTTGTAACCTGCAGGTGTGTTTACGTACCGCTGGATGTTTTCAGCTGTGAATGGTACATTACCCATCGACTTGATAAAATGCTGGCGCGATTTCTCGTCTGTGCTCTCCTTGCGGGTCGGTCCACGTACAACTGGAGCCTTTACTGGGGGAGCTACGGGTGCAAAGGCTACGCGTGCTCTTTGTGGAGTTGCAACCTTCTTTGCAGCCATCTCTGCGCAAATCTTTGGTCTCGACTTGCCCTCTGGGTCTATTCCGAAAGCTCGTGCATATTTCTTCAAGACTTCTACTGGCAGGGTTGCGCACTTGCGCGAGGGGTTGGGCTTGCCGTTTTTCCGTGTTGCACCTTTAATAGAATTACCCATTATGTAATACTTTTGTCCATCAACTGTGAAGTTGGCTGCATTCTGTCGCGTATCCTGAAGCTCCGCCTCCCTCTTGAGTCTCTCGCACATCTTAGCAACCCCCATCCCCTTTCGTATGCCAGGAATCTCGAGCCGTCGAGCTACACTCTCGAGCTGATCCTCTGACATCCTGAAGCACTGACGCCCACCAATCTTCAGCACCTCAATCTCGCGATTTCTAAACTTTTGCTTCTCCAGAGTCAACTTGACCCCGTAGTTGACTGAATTGGGACCGATGATACCAAATAGAGCCTTCACTTTGTCTGGTATCGGCACCCCTGCTGACCGGTAGGCTTCAGCGACCGTCCGCCGAGACGAAGCATTAATCTCTGGAACCTTGTAGCACGATGGAAACCCCTGTGCGTTGGGTCTGCAGTAGTAGCCTGGTGCGCAAGCACCCTCAAAAGAGTCGGGTGGGTTGGGGGGGTTCCGTGAACGAGTTGTGTAGGTTGGCTCAGCCTTGGGGCCTGCTGGCTTTTCATCTACAAGAGGTACAACGAGTGCATAGTCCTGGACAGCATCGAGGATACCCTTGATGAAGCTAATCATCGAGCCAGCATCAGCCACCTTGCCTCTGAACTGTATAGCTCCAGTTCGGTAGAATGTAATGACAAAGAACTTTTCTCTGTACTCCTCCTCCTTCATAGGAACGGTCCTTCCGAATATAGCCTCTGTTACAGCCTGCTCGACTGGCACCTTGGATGGCTGTAATACACTCTTGTTTTCAACCATACGGGTGTACTTGGGTGAATACTTGTAAGAAAGACCCAATGTTCTGATACCAGTCTCCTTCTCGTAGTATATAGTACCACCACTTCGCCCGAGCAACTCCTTAGGAAAGTAACGTTGCAGAGCATCCAGGCTTATATTCTTGTCGATTCTCAACTGACCTGAAGTGTTGGATATGATCACATTCTCCACCTCGCCAACCAGACGCTCGGTATACTTGACAACATCATCTATATCAGATGCGCCAGAGAGTCTCAGGGATCCATTCGAAAAAATGTTGACAATATTACGCTTGCCACCCAGATCAAAAGTGATCATAATCTGGTTGGGTCGGTACCCGGTACTCTTCATAGGGATGACACTCTTTGAGTTGATTCTGGCGAGCTCCTTGAATTGACCCCCCTTTAAACTTGCGGATATGAATCCTGGTGGTTTAGATGTTGTGAGCTCATTGAAAAGTTGCACAACGTCAACAGAGTCTGTAGATGCAGTTGCGTTGAAGAGCATAAACTTGAGTTGGGAAAGCTTGTATGCTCTTCCTCGCCGTACGTTACGAGCTTTTTTGAATTCCTTACGTTTTCCAACCACTTTTCGCATAAGAGCTAGCTGGCGCAATGTTAGACCCGAGTCATTCTCAGGGAGAAAAACATCACCTGTTATCTTGGGCAATTTTCTACCGAGCAACCGCTCGATGTCATTCATCTACTAGTAGTCCTCAGAAAATTCTAGGTTCGCGCCCTCTTGGTGCACATCAACCCCATAGATGAAGGGTTGGGAGATATAAGCGCGCCCGTTGTACGTCTTGGACTCGGTCCGCACCTCGAGGTCCTTCGAGCTGAATGGGCCAGCGTAAAAGTCGGGGTTGAACTTGTGCCGGCCAAGGTTGTTCTCCTGACAGTGCTGGTTGAACGAATAAATGAAGAGCTTCTGAGGGCAGAAGAGGTCCGGCCCAAACTTGAGCTTCTCCGAGTTGAGGAAGTTCTGCAGCACGTTGGTAACCATCGCCACCTGCTGCCGGATCGTCTTGAAGTAGTCAGGGACTGCATTCCAGATGTCGACCGACTTGTACTTTTGAGCATACTCGATGTACGCCCTGACGCACTTTTGAAGAATGAGAGGGAGCTCAGAATCGAGCTTCATGTCGAGGGTAGGGTCAGCAGCCACCACCTGGCGGCCAAAGTTCCATACAAGGAGACGGCGAAGGATACTGCCAGAGTTGTCCTTCCAGCCTGGCATCTCATTACCGCCAAAGATGCCTGGCACCTTCCAAGTCACGCTCTGCGCAGTCTTGAACTTGCGCGCAACCGAGATGTCCTCACCAGACACGAGCGACTGAAACTCCGCCTGCTCGAGCTGGATATCACCCTTAATCTCGGGGGCGATAAACATGAAGCCATCCTTGATGCTCTCAAGTCCAAACTTCTTTTCGATGTTGTTTGAAAGTGTCCGGACATCGTCAGACTCGTAAAACTTTTTGCAAACCTTGGTGATGATTGTAGACTTACCAGTTCCTGCGATACCCTTGAGGAAGGGGATAATCTGCCAGCTGTCCATATCACTGACGTCAAAGCAGAGGCGACCGCAAAACACGTACAGCCAGCGAGCCACCTCTTCAGGAAACTTCTGATAATCCATAACCGACTGCATGTGAGGGGTTGGGATGTTGTACCAGTCCTGATCCTGCTTCTGCTCGTCAAAGTACTGGTCAAAGTACTTGCAGCTGACAATGGTGGGATCGAGACGGTCAAACTCGTCGGAGTCGTACTCGTAAAACTTGGGTGTGTATAGCTTCTTTTCAGCGTCCCAGAACTTGCCGATGTAGATGCCGTTCCGGAAAGACCACACACTACGATTCTTTTTGATATCTGGAAACTGGATATCCATACACGTCCCGAGGTAGTTGATGGTATCCTTGGCGCAGCCACCCTTGCTCGTCAGGTTGCGCCACATGTCATACTTGCACTCCTTTTGAGTCTTGGTGTAGACAAAGTCGGAAATCTCCATAACTGGCTCCCAGGCGCGAGTCGACTTGCCGTCCAATGTCTTAATCTCACGAAAGCACTGATCCTTGTAGCGCTTGTACTTGCTCAGGTAGGCTTCGTGCAGAAGATACAGAAGAAGCTGCTGCCACGGGGTCAGATCCTTCTCCTTGTCACCTTCAGCCGGTGCATCAACTGACGAATACCGGAAGATCGATCCATCGTGATCGAGAGGGATCGGGACGCTGTACGGGGAGTTGAGCCGCTCCATGATTCGGGTGTGATACAGAATCAGCTCATACGAGTCGCTGTACATCTGGATGATGCGCTCAATGCGCTGCATGATGGTAAACTCATGACCTTCGAAATCCACAGATGGGCAGTAAGCCACCTCCAGAGCCCGAGCCCGAAACTTGAGCTCGTTCAGAAGACGCTTCTTCATACCACATTGCTCAGCAACCCGGCCAATGTCAATCTGGTGAGGCCCATTAGGACCAAGCTCAGAATCGTGGAAATAGATTTGAAATGCGATGCGAAGTGTCACCGCTTCTTGCTTGTAACAGAGGTCCTTCTCTTCCAGTTGACTCAGGAAAACCTCAATATCATCCTTTGTAAGAAGGTTGATCTCAGACTTGTGAACCTCGAGACGGATCTCGCGAGCCTTCTCGGGTGTCGAATCCTTCTCGATCGTGTTCATTGTATTTGGAGCAGTTTTATTTTTTAAACCTAGTCAAAAACATGTATGCTTTTGAGTGGGTTTCTTGTTGGGCTTTGTCCTGTGTCTATGCTGGGGCTTGAATTCCCTGGGGAGGCTTTGGTGTCAGGGCGGTGAGGAGCTTGACCATAATCTTGTTGTGCATCTCCAGCTGGTGGACCACATCCTTGACTGATGTATTGATCTCCGTCAGAATACCAGCCAGATTGTTGCCATCATCATTTGTCAGCAGGCCACCGAGGGCCTCGGCCAGATCAAACTCCATGGGCATCATTTCATCATCGAACTCATCATCATCGTGCTGGGGGCGAGACATTTACTGTGTGCTTGGAAAATTCGGGGACTCAGGAGGCGCGCTGCGGGATGGTTGATCCATATTATTTTCTTGGGGTATTGTAAAATGGCCGGAGGACTTATGCAGCTCGTAGCTTATGGCGCCCAGGACGTCTACCTGACCGGTAACCCCAAGGTTACCTTCTTCCAGGCAGTGTACAAGCGCCACACCAACTTTGCAATGGAGCTCATCCAGCAGACTGTGAACGGTACCCCATCAAACGGCGGCCGCGTGTCCGTCACCATCGCCCGCAACGGCGATCTGGTTGGCAACATGCACCTGGCACTGGCACCCGCACTGGTTGTGCAGACCCTGACTTCCAACCTGACCTCCAACAACGTCGCCTACGATTCCAACTGGATCGCCGAGCGCGCCATCGCAGCAGTGGAGCTGACCATCGGTGGCCAGCGCATCGACAAGCACTTCCAGACCTGGTGGCGCCTGTACGCTGAGGTCTTCCTGAACCAGGACAACAAGACCCAGTACAACAAGATGACCACCGCCGTGGCTGCTCTGCGCATGACCGGCACTGGCACCACCCCCTACCGCGTGTACCTGCCTCTGCTGTTCTTCTTCAACCGCAACCCAGGCCTGTACCTGCCCCTGATTGCTCTGCAGTACCACGAGGTTCGCCTGGACTTTGACCTGACCAGCTACTACAGCAACTACCTGAGCACCGCCATCTTCGAGGTGTGGGCCAACTACATCTACCTGGACACCGAGGAGCGCCGCCGGTTCGCCCAGAAGGCACACGAGTACCTGATCGAGCAGGTGCAGCACAGCGGCGGTGACACCATCTCCGCCGGCTTCAGCGAGACCAGCCCCCAGCTGATCCGCCTGGC